TCAGCATGTTTGATCGATCTGATAGCAAAGTGAAAGAGGTGTACAAGATTGTCTGTACAGGTATCGTTGACGGGAAAGTGATAGCGGCCTATGAGCACATCTGTAATTCCAGGGAGTTCTACGGGGGCTCTTCTGAGGCGCAGAGTAGCTATGAAGAAGATGAGGACGAATTTTGAAGCAGCAAGAGTTCGAAGATCTCGTCACAGCGGCTGGGCTCAACCTGCTCAGTCGATGGGCACCACGCTTTATCGTGAGCTTGTATGTGCCGATCAAGATCAAGCTTGAGAATGGCACTGTCCTAACCAGCACAAGAAGGCAGACGGCAGTCATCACCTTTGGCTCTCGACAAGGGCTAGAAGATGCTACGACTGAAGAGGCACAAGCTGCTATCGATGACGCTAAGGGGCGTCTCTACAAAGCGGCTAAGACCAAGCAGGGGGATATAGCACACAAGGATAAAGGTGAGGTAAAGGTGAGAGTAGAGCAGGAAGTCGTTGCGCCGGTGGGTATCAACTACCCGGCGCATTGAGTCGCCACATCCACAGTACTGTTTTTTAGCGTCCCTGTAGCGAAATTTGGCATAGATAAATTGCTCAATGAATGATTGGATGTTTACAGGCTGCTCTCTCAGATTATCATTGTAGGGCTATTCTGAGGGGCTTGTCGATTTAAGCCTTGTGGTAGATGCCATGTGTCAAATTTGAGGTATTTTTACTAGCTAAAATGGCTATAAACTGGCTCTGCAAGCGGCTTTGTGGTACAATTGAAGAGGTTAAATAAAGATTTGCCCCGGGTTATTGATAGTAACCCGGGCGCAGTGAAAGAAAGGTTTCTAGATCATGAGAAACATTGTACCATCTCAGCACTACGTGTATACATTGTCTTATCCCGAGTCAATGGGAGGGAGCATCTTCTATGTCGGAAAGGGGTCTCAGAATCCCCAGAATGGCTATGATCGGATTAGACAGCATGAAATTGAGGCGAGACTTGACAGAAAGCGGTGCGATAATGAGCAAAAACTAGAAGTTATCAGGGAAATATGGAGGTCTGGCCATGAGGTTGTAAAAAATAAAGTAGCCTTCTTTGATGACGCCGAGGATGCTTTTCTGTATGAATGGGGACTTATCAATATGACAACCTATGCTGAGCACCTGACGAATATTGATAGGCACTTACATAACGGGGAAGGGAGACCTTATCCTCCCATCGGTTTTCCTATCGAATTCCCGTATCGACATGCGCATGCAGGCGGTCGTTGGGGCTGTTTCCTGTCCCCTGAACGAAGGATACACCATGAGATATTGGACATAAGAGCATTTGCTATACGCAATGAGATAGATATTCGCTGGGCTGTGAGATTAGCAACTGGCGTTGTCGATGAATGGGGAGAATGGAAAAGGTCCCCATTCTGTCCTAAGAAAATAGCGAGAGAGGTTTAAATAAAATGGCTAGAAGTGAATGCAGTGTATGTAACATCATTTTTTCCTCTTTATCATCGTTTGACAAACACCGTACAGGGTCACTCAGCGATAAGACTAGACGCTGTATGTCAGAAGAGGAAATGGTAAAAGACGGCATGGTCAAGAATGGCAAGGGCATCTGGACAACAGGTGAGTTCGATGCTTCAGTGTTCGGAAAGAAAGAAGAGGTAGAGGCATAATGGCACTTGAAAGATTGATCCTGAGCACTCGACCAGGAACCTGTACCGACTGCGGACAGCAGTTTCCACCCAACACGGCTATCTGGCACAATACATACAAGAAGACAGCGAGACACAAGAAATGTGAAGCTCTCACTGAGAAGCAAAAGGCACTTATCGAGCTGTTCAAGGATGGACAATGCACAGACGGGTATCTCATGACAAAATTGGGTGTATTCGATTGGAAGGATGCACAAGTGATGATAGCGCAGTATGAGAGGGAAGGTAAGGATGAATGAAGGGGTGCAAGAGAGATATCGTCTTGATCCAATTGCATACCTCTTTCCCAATGTAAGATAAGGGTACTTATCTTACTTTCAGCAGGTATCCATTCATAACTATCTGTTATCTATTGCAATGCTTGCATAAATAATTGATATGAATGAGTAAGGAGCAATTCATAACCTAGATGAATGAATACCTTTACATCCCATGTCTACTCATGCTACACTGAGGATGAGTAGCAATAGTGTTGCTCACAAGAGTTGAAAAGTTGGTTACACCCCGGCTCTCAACTCGAAACCATTGTGTGTTAGATAACCGTTTTCGGTCATATGACCGAAAACCAAGGGTTAAGCTTTCATCGAAGGATAGGCATGGCAGTCAGGGAAAACGTTTACATGTCTATCCACCCACAATATGAAATAAGAGCGTATGAATGAATGAACTGATATTCTGTCTCGTAGGTGTAGTTGCTGGCATAGCAATCGGCTATGGGATGGCACTGTATGCTGAGTCGAGAAATATGCCAAGGTGAGTGATGGATGAGCGTAAATCTTGGGAGCAAATGGAGGAAGGCGAGTCTGACCTCTGGTATGGCAGATTTCGGGCTTATTTGCTCATGGGGTTTAAGCGTTCTGTACAAGCCGTCTTTCAGTTAGAAGCAGAGGAAAACAGAGGGAATCAGAGGGCAGAAGCTCATGGATATTGGTATGAGTATGCAAAAAAGTATAATTGGGAAGAACGAGCAAGAGCACATGATGCACATTGGATAGAAGAACAAGATAAATTAATAGCGCAAGAGCGTGAGGTAGTGTTACGTACTGGTTACGCACAAATGCATAAGAGAATTGAAGCATTAAATAAACTAGCAGACAAAATGGTGCAATGGGCAGAGGATGATAGCAAGGTGTGGATAGTAAATACGAAAACAGTGACAGGCGAGAACTTTAGCCAACATACTGAGGAAACAGTGTTTAATGCTCCTATGATGGGTATGATCGAAAAATACTTTACTGGCATAGCTGCTGAAAAAGGCGAACGAGTCAAAAAGAAGGATATAACTATCACTGAGATGCCGCCTAATGTCTATCTGGACTTTGACCCCGATTCTGATGGTACAGTAACCAAGGAAGGTGATGATGGTAGCGAAGCCTTACCTGACGACGAACTATAATAAGCTGGCAGTCTCAAAAGATAATCGCCCCTACAGAGCTATAGGTGGTGCACTCGAAGCATGGCAATCAGCAGACGAAGAGTGTCTCTTGGCAGGCCCGGCTGGTACAGGCAAATCACGCGCTATTCTTCAGAAACTTCACTTCTGTGCTCAAAAATACCCCGGGATGCGTGGTCTCATCACACGCAAAACACGACACTCTATTTCCCAGACTGCAATGGTTACCTACGAAAAGAAAGTGTTGCCTGAAGGGTGGATCGATAAATACGTCCATTTCAACACAACTGAGCAGCAATATGAGTATGTGAATGGCTCAATTATAGGCGTGGGTGGCATGGATAAGCCCTCTAAGATCATGTCGAGCGAATGGGACATGATCTATCCACAAGAGGCTACAGAGTTGCTAAGTGAGGACTGGGAAGCTCTTACCACACGACTGCGCAACAACGTCATGCCCTACCAGCAGCTCATAGCAGACTGCAATCCCTCCTACCCTGGTCACTGGCTCAAAGTCCGCTGTGACCGCAAGCTCACACGAATGATCCTCTCCAAGCATTCAGATAATCCCTCGGTCACCAGTGCATATCTTCGTAGGCTTCAAAATCTCCATGGTGTGATGAAAGACCGCCTGTACCATGGGAAGTGGGTAGCTGCAGAGGGCCTCGTTTATGACGAGTTCAATCCTGCTGTCCACATCGTTTCCAAGAAGCAACTCACTGACTGGGAAGTCTTCTGGCCAGATGGCACATTCAATCGTTCCAAGATGAGGCGTTTTGTAGCTGGTGTGGACTGGGGATACACAAACCCCGGAGTGATCAACATCTTTGGGGTGGACAACGATGGGCGTGTGTACCTCCTACGAGAGGTGTACCGCACGAAGAAAAGGATTGAGTGGTGGACAGAGCAAGCTGTAGCCTTGAATGCTGAGTTTGGAGGTATCGAAGAATGGATATGTGATCCATCTGAACCGGCCTACATCTCTGATTTCTGTGAGGCCGGTCTCAGTGCCGTAGGAGCTGACAACGATATCATCCCAGGCATAGACGCGATGAAAGAATATCTCGACGTGGCTGGTGATGGGCTCGCACGGTTCTATGTCTACGAATTCTCGCTGCAAGAGCGTGACGAGCTGCTCGACAATGATCACAAGCCCGTTTGTTTCGAGAATGAGATCAATACGTATGTCTGGCCTAAGCTGAAGGATGGTCAGCCTATAAAAGAGGTACCAGTGAAGATTGGAGATCATTCTATGGACAATACTAGGTATACGCTCAAAAGGCTCAAAGACCTGGGTACAGGCACGATGAATAATGATGTAGCTTACGCTATGATAAGGTATGCAGGGTGATATTATGAACTTTTGGAACAACTTCATGCAGGCAAATACAGCCGCATTTCAAGCGTGGAAACGTGTTTTTCAAGACCCGTCAGCCATCTACGCACCTAGTACCTTTCGAGACTATGCCAACTCTTATGAGTTGCTATGGTGGTACTACGATAATCAAATGTTCGATAGGTACAACCTGCTGTCCCAGAAGTACCGTGAAAGGTACGGTCTCTATCGCAATATCCGCATGATCGAGAACCCTGTACGTCGGCTGGTTGACTTCTATGCTGGTCAGCTCTATCCGGGCGTCCTCACTGAAGACGGAAAGAAACTTCCAGAGGGCGTACAGAGTGCTGTCCCGTTCTCAGAAGACACACCTGATGCTCTCAAGTCGGCTGTAGCTCAGATTTGGACGTGGAGCAATTGGCAATCCAAGAAGAGTGTGGAAGTACGGTATGGCGGTGCTCTAGGTGATGTATTTGTGGAAGTGGTGGATGATGTAGAAGGTGGGAAAGTATACTTAGATGTGTTGTGGCCTGGGTTTATCTGTGATTTAGAACTAGACAAAGCTGGGAATGTAAAAGCATATATGATGGAATATCGGGTGGAAGAGAGAGAAATCAATGAGATGGGTCTGTATAGCGTTATTGATACGTATGTCTATCGCAAAATGGTGGATCAAGACAATATCCTCATCTACCATAATAATCAGCTTGTGAGCGCTACTCCTAACCCGTACGGGTTTGCACCGGCAGTATGGATCAAGTTTAGCGATTGCGGTACAGACCACGGCGCATGTGCGTTCGCTGGGAGCATGGAGAAGATTGACGAGCTGAATAACCTCATATCGCAGGTGGGCGATCAAGTCAAGAAAGCCGTGCAAAACCCGAGACTGCTCTCAACAGGTAGCCCTAGTATCATTAAGCAGTACTTCGACAATGACAAGCGAGCCGCCAATACTGAGATACCACGCTCGAATGCTGATCAAGAAGAAGTGCTCATCATGACGGCTGCAGCAGACACGAAAGTGCAGAGCTTGTTGGGAGATCTCAACATAGCGGACGCAGGGGCTCACATCGATAGGATTGAAGCTGAGATCAAAGAGAGTCATCCTGAGCTTGGCTTTTACCAAATGTTGAGGGAGATGACGCAACTCACCGGGCCTGCAGCAGACCGGATCGTCGGCGACGTGAAAGCTCGAGTCTACGAGGCCATGGCAAACTTCGATCGTGCCAACATAGCGCTTTTTCAAATGTCAGTAGCCATAGCTGGCATGAGACTAGCTGAGGGAGCTGGCGGTTGGGCACAAAGAACCGACCAGCAGCAGAAGTTCGGACCGTATGGCCTCGACTCATACAAGCAAGGCAAGCTCGACATGGCTATCGTGCCACGCCAGCTACTCACACCTACGCGGACAGAGCAGGCACTTGAGAAACAGACGATATGGCAAGCAGTAAAGACTGCCATAGATGCCGGTGTGCCACTTGAGTCTGCTGCAGAGGACATAGCAGGGCTCACACCTGATCAGATAGCCAAGCTCATGCAAGCCAAGCAAAAGGCAGATCTAGAACGTGAGGCGCAAATTAAGCGTGCGCAGACCTTTATGCAAGAGGATGCTGTACCTGTGCAAAATCAGTGAAAGGTAGGTACTAAGTGGACAAAGAACTAAAAGCAAAGTTAGGAGAGCCGCTCGACTTCACCGACGAAGAGCTAGATCAGATGGCAGAGATCAACCCGTCCGATCTCAAGGTTGCTGTCAAATTGTGGGAAAATGCAGCACCCGAGCCATTCAAGAAGCTTCTAGAGGCTACAGTAGAAAAAGATGTCTAGCGTCCCTTTTGCGTACAATGCGCGCGCTAGGCGTTATCGCAACATAGAGACAGGCCGTTTTGTCTCGGTCAAGGTTGTCAGAGCGGCTGTGGATACCGTCATTGGTGTCGAGGCCGTCAAGCTCAAAGCTCTAGCTTTCAAGCTCAACAAAGGCGAGATCAACTTTGCTGAGTGGCAATTGCAGAGTATGGCTCAAATCAAGGCCTTGCATGTCAGCATGGGACTAGCAGCAAACGGAGGGCTCAAGAACGCTACTCCCTCGGACCTGGGCTACATTGGGAGTCTGGTGAAGGAACAATACAAGTTCTTTCGCAACATGGTCAAGGACATCAGGCAGGGGAAACAATCGCTCGATGGTAGCCTGCTAGCACGTGTGGGATTGTATGCTCAGGCCTCGCGAGGTACATACGAGAAAGCAGTCGAGAGGGCGGCAAAAGCAGCAGGGGCGTTAGAGAGCAAATCAGAGCTAGGGATTGCAGATCATTGTGCACAATGTGTATCAGAAGCACAACGCGGGTGGGTTGCGATTGGGTCACTCATCCCAATTGGAGAGAGAACCTGCTTGCAGAATTGCCACTGCATGATCGTGTATAAGTGATGAAAGGATAGATATGAGAATAAATGGTGTTCGCTGCAATAATTGCAACACAGAGAAGCATATGGACCCGCTTACCATAGGTGATTACCTGCCTAAAGGTTGGTTTTCTCTCAAGAATGCAAGTGATGGGCCGCTAGTCATGCATTTTTGCTCTCTTTGGTGCATTCAAGAATGGGTAGCTAATGAGAAGAATAAGATAAGAGGTATCCCAGAGCCTAAAACAGGAACGTATAGTGTAGCTGGTGAGGATTTACCTAAACATAGCGCTTGCTATGTCGATCCCTCCGATGGTCTTGCCTATCGTGCTAAGCAGAAAGGGTAGAGCATGAGTGAAGAATTAAAGCTGCAAGAGGAAGTTGATATATATCGCCAAAGTAGTTCAACTGAGTGGGTCCACACCAAGACTATAATAGTACATGGTGTAGAGTTTAGTGAATATGATAGATACTGGTTAGATCAGGCAATAGGCGATTATAGGCGTTCATTGCCTGAGTATAAAGCTCATGTCAAGGCTAAACGTCGTCGCAAGATTGAACGCAAACAGAAGAGAGCAGCATTTAGGAGAAAGAAGAAGGGGCTGGCATGATTGAGGGAACTATTGCATTTGACGGTTTCGCAGTTAATACAGCATTGCGAGGATTGAGGGGCATACTCTTTACAGACTCTCAATCTCATTATGTGCATTATATGTCTAGACAGATGTCTTGGGAGCTTGAATATCTAGCGCAAGGTAAGCGCTATCCCCGTCCCAAGAAGCGCAAAAGTCAAGCTCGCATGAGCAGGGAATGGAGAGGTAGAGTATGACACGTTATTTTTACGACTGCGAATTCATTGAAAATGGATGTGTAATAGATCTTATTAGCATAGGAATAGCGTGTGAGGATGGAAGAGAGTATTATGCTCAACACAGTGATTTTATCGCAAGTGAGGCGAATGAATGGGTGAAAGAGAACGTCTTTCCTCATCTCTATCTGTGTCATGGTAGTTATGGCGAGATAGCAAACCCTTCATACCCTAACGTAGATCACTTTGGGATCGGTAATTGCAGATATGAGAATTGCCCTTGGAGGACACGCTTGCAAATCCGTGATGAGGTCCTGGCATTTGTTAATGCTGGTGAGGGGGAGCCCGAGTTCTATGGATACTACAGCGCATATGACCATGTAGCCTTGTGTCAACTCTTTGGGAAGATGATCGATTTACCCAAGGATTGGCCTATGTACACCAGGGATCTAAAACAATGGTGTGATCAACTAGGCTGCCATGAACTACCACCACAAGAGGAAAACGAGCACAATGCTCTTGCAGACGCAAGATATAACAAGAGCATTTGGAGCTTCTTGAATGTATGTGAAGACTTGCACAATAACTACGGTGTCAAATTTAGAAAGTGAGAATGAATGCGCAACAATACGCCACGTGATAAGCAATTCAGAGACGGCTTTGCAAGGCTGCTCTTTGGCGATCTGATGATGATGGATGCATTGAACTATAATTGCAACTTTGTTGATATAGAGCAACACCTTGCACGTCGGGCATATGACTTTGCTACTCATGTCGTGGAAAATGTCAGTGCATATAATGTGTCATCTATCCCAGATATAACTGAATGGCCTACAGAAAGTGAGAGAGTATGAATGAAAAAGACGAATAAGGGCAAGAAGACGAAAGGGAAAGGCGGGTATTGATGGCAGTTCAACGTGATAGCCAATTTGAGGAGTGGGCAAGATTGGTAGTTGAAGAACTACCTGAGCATGACTCTTGTCTAGGCACAACACAAGTAGACTGGGAAAAGTCAGCGGTAAAGCTTCTTTCCCAGCGAGTCTATGATCTAACTCAATTCATCGTTAAGCAAGCATTTGAGGATGAGCTCGTCCCAGAGGATATCCTCTACAAAAATGGCAAACCCGTGCTGATGTATCCTGAGAATCTAGCTGAATGGTTCAAGAGAGCGCCATTTCTCGCATCCTATGACGGCTTGCCTAATGAGGTAAAGGCTTGGGTAGAGCAGGATTTAGGATGGAAACGAGATGAGGTTACCAGTGTCGACATAGAAAATCTGTCTGCTCTAAGGGGTGCTCCATGCGTGCTGATATCTGTCACGATGTGGCGTGGGCAAGAGGCAAGATCTCAGGAATTCATCCGTGGGGATAACGGCTGGAGAGTAGCGTATGAGGTGACTGAATGAAACCACTACCAAGGACAGCACTCACGATAGCGAACGTCGTCTCGCTCGTTGCCGCTGTGTACTATTTCTGGCCAGGCTTTGAACATCTCGGCACAAGTGGCACCGGAGCGCAACCGACATTGGGCGCAATCAGCACGGCGATATTCCTGATCGTGTTCTTGACAGCCCTTGAGCTCACATCAAAACATACATAGGAGTTGAATTAATGTTTACAATCGGATTGCACGCAACATCGCTATTGATATGGGGCATAGCTATTCACCTGTTTTGTGATTGGATCTTGCAAAACGACTATTTAGCCACGTATAAAGTATCGCTCTTGCATCCTGCATCTTGGATACATAGCGGTATTCACTTCCTAGGCTTGCTGCTCATCTTTCCTTGGTGGGTAGCCCTCATCATCGCTATTATCCATCTGCTCATAGATACCCGCGTGCCTTTGAAGTGGTGGAGGAACTTCTTTGTGCAGACTCAGGGAGGACCTGTGGCCTTGCACGTACAAATTTGGAGTGACCAAGTGGCACATGTCACAGCGTTGGCTATAGCGGCTCTAGCAATCGGAGGTCTAAAGTGACGTGTATCGTAGGACTGGTAGACGGCGACAAAGTGTACATAGGTGGTGACAGTCTTGGCACTGATGAGAATGGTGGAACGCTTATCAATATCGATAAGAAGGTATTTTGCATTGGTGATTTTCTTATCGGGAGGTGCGGTTCTCTTCGCATGGGTCAAATCGTGCGTTATTCTTTCTTGCCTCCTGAGTACAATAGCAACGAACACGACAGTAGAGACGCCATTTACGCCTATATGGCAACACTATTTGTGCAAGAGATAAAGGCGTGTTTTGATAAGTTAGAGTACAAAGAAGAGGAAAAAGGGTATATTCTTGTCGGATTTCAAAACAGGCTATTCAGGATTAGCATGAATAATCTTCAAGTAGAGGAGGAGTCCCGTGGGTACAGCGCTATTGGTATAGGCTCTGACATAGCGAAGGGCTCATTGTACGCAACCCGCGAAGTTGGCTTTACGCCTGATTTTAAAGTAAAGCTGGCTCTTGAGGCCTCTGCTGAGCATAATGCATTTGTGAGAGGCCCATTTGTCATAGAGTCGATTTAGAAAGGCAATCATGAGCAAGAAACAACAAAAGTATGTGATGACAGGCAAAATGAAGGATGGCAGTTCAGCACCGTCTGGGGGTGTCATCAAAACTAAGAATGGACATGCTGTGAAGAAGTCCAGTCCAAAGAAAGGTAAATCATGACAGAACAAGAACTTATAGAGCAATTAGCAGATAAAGAACATGCCTCGTGGGCAA